CACGATAATTAACGTAGATGATAGATATTATATAAAAGCAACTGCAACTCTATCAAACGGAAAAGAATCATGGTCAACAGATGGATATGCAAGAGAAGAAGAAAGCAAAAAAGGAATGGATGGAAGTCAGGTCACTGGAGCAAGCAGTTCTTATGCACGAAAATATGCACTAAACGGACTCTTTGCATTGGATGATACAAAAGATTCTGATGCTACTAATACGCATGGAAAAGATGATTCTAAAGTTATTCAAGTAACTAATAAGCCATTACAATATTATAAGACTATAATTGATAGTCTTGATTCAATTGAAGGATGTATGTCATTTTATAACGATAATTTATCTGACATTCAATCAAATCCTAATATATTACCATTATTAACTACAAAAAAATTAAGTTTCACAATTAATAAATAAAAATGGAAAAGACAGAAAAAGTATTCGCAAAAGGTTTCATCTTCAAAAGAAATGAAAATGCACCAACATTTGTAATTGGTAATTTATCTCTTAACTCTAAAGATGCAGCAGAGTTTATTGCAGCAAACTCAAAGAATGGCTGGGTTAATTTAAAGATTAATCAAGCACAGAACGGAAAGTACTATGTTGAATTAGATACATGGGAATCAAAGCCAACTGGATCCGGAGCAATGACATATAAAACACAAGAACCTAAAAAAGATTTACCATTTTAATCATGGAAAAGAAAGCATATTTATTTAGGTGGATAGATCTATTAGATAGATCAAGATATTGCGAAAGAAGAATATTTTCAGAGTATGACATTGAACCATATTTAAAAGTAAAATTGAAATGGAATGAACTTGAAGAATATGGTGAAGATTTAATTATTACTGAAGAAATGGAAATAGAACTTAATAAAAATTAAAATGAAACAATTTAAAAAAAGAGAAGCATATCAATTAGTTGCAAATAATTTAAAAGAAAAGGGAATAATTCCTTTTTCTGCAAGGGAATATACGATTGATAATGTTACTGGCATTATTAATAAATTCGAGCATAAGCATAAGGAATATTTTTCAATGCACGAATCAGAAGTTTTAACAGAATGGGTAGAAGTTAAACGTAAATTAATTCAAAAATATGAAGAATCAAGGAAAAAGATGGCATTCGAATCAAACATCTGAATTTCTAACTATGGTTGGAATAGTAGGAATAATTAGTTGTTGGATATTTGCAATAGTTGTTGAACTTATTACTAAACTTTATAATCAATGAAAGAATTAACCTTTAATCAATGGCAAGCACATATAACAAAACAGTTAGAATTAGATCGTAAAAAACTTTACTTAATACCTAAAAGACAAAAAAATGAGAACAAGTTTCAAACAATATCATCTCGATAACCCACAGGTTTATCAAGAATTTAAAAGATTGGCATTTCAGTTAATAAATCGTGGATATGTAAGATTAGGATCAAAACAGATATTTGAAGTCATTAGATGGCAAACAATGATATCTGGTAATGACCAGTACAAATTGAATAATAACTACACATCTGATTATGCAAGAATGTTTGAATTAGATCATCCAATTTATAGTGGATATTTTACTAAAAGATTGTGCAAATCCGTTTAAAATAGTTATATTTATGAATAATTAACTAAGAGGGTAGGAGTTCTTAGGTAATTTAATAGGTTAAATAACCAAAGCCAGATTTGCACTCCTACGCAGACTGGCTTTTTTTATTTTAAAATGAAATACTACTTACACGATTCAAATTCATTTAACGATGAAAAGATTACAGAACTATATCTTGAATATGGATATGAGGGACTTGGATTATTCTATACAATATTGGAAAAACTTGCACTACAAGAGAAACCAATTAAGACAAATGTTTTAAAACATCAATTAAATGTTGGTAAAAAATTAGAGAAAGTTTGGGATTTTATGGAACAAATTGATTTAATTTCTTCAAACAATGGTGAAACTTTTAACAAACAATTACTAAACTTTAGTAAAAAGTATCAAGTTTCTAAAGAAAAAAACGCAAAAAGAATTTCTGAATGGCGTGAAAATCAAATAGTTACCGAAAATGTAACACGTTCAGAACATGTTAGTAACGCTGATAAAGTAAAGTTAAGTAAAGTAAAAGAAAGTAAAGTAAAGTTAATAGATATAATAACTCCACACATTTTTGAATTAGGTGATGACTATGATAATTTTTATGCTTACTGGACTGAACAAAATAAATCAGGAAAGGAAAGATGGGAATTAGAAAAATTCTTTAATATTGAAAGAAGAATAAAAACTTGGATCTCAAACAAAACTAAATTTAACAATAATGGAAATTCAAACAATGAACCAAAACTCGGAACAAGTGCAGCAAGAATGGAAGCACTTAGGAAGTGGTAATGCAATAGCAATACAACAGGCACAAAGCACTCATAGTCTTCGTGTAAGGAACGAAGAAGATATAAAGCAAGCATTACGTTACTCAATGCTTTTAGTTGGCTTACGAGGTAACAATTTACCAACAGAAGAAGAAAAGTTTGTACTAAATAATTTTGTAAAATCCAATTTTGGGAATCAAACACCAGAAGAAATTAAAATTGCATTTGAAATGGCAGTTTCAGGTAAATTACAAGTAGATGCTAAATGCTATGAAAACTTTTCATGCGAATACTTTGGAAGAATAATGAATACCTATTTAGAATTTGCAAGACAAGAGATTAAGAATTTACCTAAACCAATAGAACAAGTGAAAGAAAAGCCAAGTGATCAAGAATTAAAAAAGCAAGCAATAGATACTGCTAATGAATATGCAAATCAAATAAGATATTGCGAAAAGAATGATAAGAAGTTTACATTTATTGCTGGAGGTTTATCGATTTTGTTTGATTATTTAGAACAATTCAAAATACCAACCATATCAAAAGAAGAAAGAATTGAGTTGTGGGAAAAGTATTCTAATATTAAAGATATTGAAGAACGTAAAATACATTGCAAAACTCAAGGGTATATAAAATTTGTAAATAGTTTAGTTACATTTGATTGTTATATTGACCAAGATGGAACTATTAAACCAAACGAATTATGAAAATTTTAGAATTATTTGCTGGAAGCAGATCAATTGGAAAAATTGCTGAACGTATGGGATTTGAAGTATTATCAAGTGATATTAATAATTTTGAAAATATTTCTTATGTTAAAAATATATTAGAATTTAATCCAAATGAAATAAATTTTATTCCAGATATAATTTGGGCATCTCCACCATGTACTGCATTTAGTGTTGCTTCATTAGGTCATCATTGGGGGGGGGGGACAAAGCCTATATATCAAAAACTGACAGTGCTAAACTTGGAATTGAAATTGCTAAAAAAACAATTGAAATAATTAATTTTTATAAACCAAAATATTATTTTATTGAGAATCCAAGAGGATTATTAAGAAAAATGGATTTTATGAAAAATTTTCCAAGACAAACAATTAGTTATTGTCAATATGGTGATAATAGAATGAAACCAACAGATATTTGGACTAATAATATATTTTGGAATCCAAGACATATTTGCAAAAATGGAGAGGCTTGTCATGATGAAGCACCAAGAGGTTCAAAAACAGGGACACAAGGATTATCTAATGCCTATGAAAGAAGCAAGATACCAAGACTATTATGCTATGAAATTTTAAAATCTTGTAAATAAAATGAAAAAAAAACTAATTTTATTAACTGCATTAATTTCAATATATTTAATTTATTATTTAAATAATAATCAAGAAGTTGAACAAAAACAAATAGTTGTAAAAGATTGGGGAATTATTACCAAAGAAGATATTTACACAGACACAATTGATTTAAAATTATACACAAGTCACGGAAGATTAAAATATAACAAAAATGAGCAATAAAAAAACAAAATTAAGTCTTGAAATTGATGGCAAGATTATTTCGGTAGAGTTTGACTATATTGATGTTGGTTTAGATGATTACTTTCAGGCGCTAAAAACTTTAGTAATTGGAGCAACGTTTACCGAAACTCAGTTTGAGCATTGGATTATTGATGAGGCAGAATACATTGGAGAATATCTACATAACAACAAACACGATTGACAATTAGCAGTAAAATGTAAAATATGTTTAATGTTATTGTTGGTAAAATCTTACATTAAATAAGAAAATGTTACATAGTGAGGGTAATATCCGACAAATTATGTCACAAAGTTAAGGTATAACTTGACAAATCATGAAAAAAGTAAATCTATAACTTGAAAATGAGAAACGAACATGAACACAAACTCCAAGTTGCCATAGTTAAATGGTTAGATTTAACACAAGATTTCTACTATTACTCAATACCAAATGGAGGTGCAAGACATAGACTTGTGGCAATTAAATTAAAAATGGAAGGTGCAAAAGCAGGTGTTGCTGATATGTTCTGGATGGTTCACAACAATAATTGGAATGGTTTATTCGTGGAAGTTAAGATTGATAAAGGAACACAACAACCAAACCAAAAAGCATTTCAAGCAATAGCATTAGCACATAAGTATTATTATGCAATTGTTAGATCCATAGATGACTGCGAAAGTTTAATAAAGAAGTTTAAAGCAAATGAGATTTGAAAGACAATTATTTAAATGCAATTAAATGGATTGATAAGATGTTAGAAAATCCAACAAAGCAAATACAAATTGATTGTGCTACATATTTAGATTTAAATTATTCATTACAAATAAATAAGAATAGAATATTGATGAAAAATGGATCTTCTTATCCAGCTTATAGACAGACAAAAAAAATTAAAGATTATTTGCAATTACAATAAAAATTTATTAAACTTTGCGCATGAACAATGAAAACCTTATAGATCATCCAGAACATTATAAAAGTGATAGTATTGAAGTAATAGATATTATTGATTCTTTTAATCTTAATTTTAATCTTGGTAACTCAATCAAATATATTTTAAGAGCAGATAAGAAAGGAAACAGAAAGCAAGATTTACAAAAAGCATTATGGTATCTTAATCATGAACTTTTAAAATATAATGGATAATCTTGTCATTAATGCTATTTTTGTAGGTATCTTAGAAATAATTTTTATATTGATTTACATAGTCCTAATTCTAAAAAACAAAGAGTGAACGGTATAGATCATCTTGTTAAACGACATCGACATTGGATTAACATTGTCAGAAAGTTTGGCGAGGTGGTTTATGCTGAAGACATAGTACAGGAAGCATATATTAAGATTTTAGATAAAAACAAAGAGATTAATGAGGCTTATTTTTATTATACATTACGTAGCCTAACTGCTGATTTATCAAGAGTAAAAATAATAAAGGTAGAGTTTACAAAAGAAATTGAATATTTAATTTCAGAATATGAAAAGGAAGATTTAATTATAGAATCAACTAAACCTTATTTTGATTACATAGCAACTTGGGACTATTATGATCAAATGCTATTTTCAGTTTATTTAAAAAAAGGAATATCAATGAGAAAGATGTCTAGAGAATCAGGCATTTCATTTACATCAATTTATAACACAATCAAAAATTGTAAAAACAAATTACGACAATGGGCAAAAGAAAATCACAAGGACTTGGGGATTCAATAGAGAAATTCACAGAAGCAACCGGTATCAAAGCTGGTGTTGAAAAGTTATCAGAAGCAATAGGTTTTGATTGTGGATGTGATAAAAGAAAGGAAGTATTAAACAAATTATTTCCTTACAATAATCCTGAATGTTTATCAATAGAAGATTATCAATATCTTGATAAATTTTTTGGTGCTAATCATGAAACAATTACACCTATGATTCAAGCAGAATTGGCAGAGATCTATTCTAATGTATTTAATATTACATTACAACAAACATCATGTGATTCATGCTGGAGAGATACAATAAGTAAATTGCGCAAAGTATATTTAGAACATGATAATGAAGCCTGATGAAAGGGCAAGAGTAATGTATATTAATTGTCTGTATTACACAGGCACTAAAACAATGGCTATTCAATGTGCATTGTATATTGTTCAAATGATTATTGAGCAAAAATTAAAGATTGATGACAAGATCTATTGGAAGTTAGTAAAAGAGGAAATATACTTAATAAAAATATAATGCCAGTAATTCAATGTAGTAATGGAAAATGGAGAGTAGGAACAGGTCAATGTATCTATGATACTAAAGAAAAAGCAACAGAAGTATATGTTGCAATAATTTCTAAAGGTGAATATGCTGCACAAGCAAATAAGGTTTCATTTGATTTTGATGATACTTTGTCTACTAAGAGAGGTCAAACATTAGCCAAGAAATTAATAACTCAAAGAAAGGATGTTTATATCATTACAAGAAGGCAAGAATCAGCATCAGCAGAAGTTTATAAAGTTGCAGATGAATTAGGTATTAATCATTCTAAAGTACATTTCACTAATGGAAAGATGAAGTGGAAAACAATTAAAAGATTAGGTATTGATATTCATTATGATAATAATCAACAGGAATTAGATCTAATTGATAAGAATACAAATGCAGTAGGAATTAAATTTTAATTTGGATTTCAATTTTTTTCATTATGGATGAGATAAAAAAACAAAGAGGAGGCGCAAGACCAAATTCAGGTAGATTAAAAAAGGATGAAGTAATTACTTTAATCGAAACTATGGATGCAGTAAAAGTTCCAGAGGCAATTTGGATTAAGTTGGCAGAAAGAATTGAAGATGGAGATACTAATGCTATTAAGACTTGGTTACAGTACAGGTATGGTATGCCTAAGCAAGTTATAGATCAAAACAATACACACACAATTAACGATTTCGACATAAAAGATATTGTAAAATTTGAGTGATAAATCTTAATGATAAATATAAGCCGTTATTTTATTCTGATTCAAGATACTATGTAATAACTGGTGGTCGTGGTTCTGGTAAATCGTATGCTTTAAACTCATTCCTTTTGCTTTTAACGTATGAAGTTGGTCATGTGATACTATTTACTAGATACACATTAACATCTGCTCATGTGTCAATTATTCCAGAGTTTACAGATAAGATTGAAACGGTCGGATTGCAGGACCATTTCTATATCACAAAGGATGAAATAATAAATACACAAACTAATTCAAGGATAATTTTTAAGGGGATTAAAACAAGTAGTGGAACTCAAACTGCTAACCTAAAATCATTGGCTGGTGTTACTACATTTGTATTGGATGAAGCAGAAGAATTAGTAGATGAAGATGTATTTGACAAGATTGATTTATCAGTAAGGCATAATACAAAACAAAATAGAGTTATATTAATTTTAAACCCTGTAACTAAAGAACATTTTATATATAAAAGATTCTTTGAAAATAAAGGAGTTGATGCCGGATCTTCATTAGTAAAAAAAGATACTACATACATTCACACAACTTATAAGGACAATCAAAAGTATTTATCTGATTCATTTATAAATCAAATTGAAAATCTTAAAGAAACTAATCCTAAAAAATATGAACATACAATATTAGGTGGATGGTTAGACAAGGCAGAAGGAGTTGTGTTCACAAATTGGAAATTTGGGGAGTTTAATCCTAATCAATTACAAACATCTTACGGAATGGACTTTGGATTCTCAATAGATCCAGATGCTTTAGCAGAAGTTGCCATTGATAAAGCAAGAAAGATTATTTATGTAAAAGAGATAATCTATGAACGAGGATTAAAAACACATATTCTTGCATCATTAATTAAAGAAAAATGTAATAACGGTTTAATCATTGCTGATTCAGCAGAGCCAAGATTAATAGATGACTTACGTTATCAAGGAATAAATATTCAACCAGTAAAGAAAGGTACTATTGAATCGGGAATAGTAAGAATGCAAGATTATCAAATCATTGTAGATTCACAATCTCAAAACATTGCCAAAGAATTTAATAACTATGTTTACTTAAATAAAGCATCTAAACTATATCTTGATGCTTGGAATCACATAATAGATGCAATTAGATATAATATAATCTACCATTTAGATAACCCAAATCAAGGTAACTATCATATATATTAAGACAAAAACAAACAATTTACGTTTATACATTATGAAAGTAAAAATTTCAATCCCAACAACATTAAACGAAGTAAAATTAAGCCAATATCAGAAGTTTGTTAAAATAGCAAATGAAAATGAAGAAGGTACATTTCTAAACCAAAAGATGGTTCAGATTTTTTGTAATGTAGATTTATTTGTAGTTGCTAAAATGAAGCAACAAGATTTAAATTATGCAGTAACACAAATAGCAGAATTATTTAAAAAGATTCCAGAGTTAGTAACAAAGTTTACTTTAAATGGAATAGAGTTTGGATTTATACCTAATTTAAATGATATGTCATCTGGTGAATACATGGATTTAGATGGATATATAGTTGATTGGGAAGATAGTCATAAAAGTTTAGCAGTTCTTTATAGACCTATTAAACAAAGATTAGGTAAAAAATACTTAATTGAGGACTATGAAGGAAGTGATAAGTATTCAGAATTAATGCTTGATGCTCCAATGGATGTAGTATTAAGCAGTAAGGTTTTTTTTTGGACTTTAGGTCGAGAATTATTGAAAAGTACGATGGACTTTTTGGAGGAGAGCAAACCAATGATTTCAGCGAGCAAGCACAATTTGGAAAAAGATGGGGTTGGTATTCTTCAATCTATGCCTTATCACAGGGCGATGTTAGAAGATTTGATGAAATTACCAAACTACCCATTAATCAATGCTTAACGTTTTTAAGTTTTGAGAAACAAAAGAATGAATTAGAAATGAAAATGATAAAACAAAATAGATAATGAACGGATTTTATTACGTTATACATAAATTAAGGGATTATATTAAAGAAACAGGATTTGTTAATTCAGTTAGTACTGGTGATATATTTGAAGTTGATTTAGTTAAACAAACTATTTATCCATTATCACATATCATTGTAAATAATGCAAGTCCAAAGGAATTTGTAACATCTTATAATATTTCTATTTTATTTATGGATATAGTAGAAATAAGCAAAGATGTTCCGGTCAATCTATTTGATAATAATACCAATATGCTAGACATATTAAACGATCAAATTACTATTGCTCAAAGATTAGTTAGTAGTTTAAAACGAGGTGATTTATTTAGTAATTTAATTCAAATTGATGGTGATCCATTATGTGAACCTTTTACAGATAGATTTGAAAATAAGGTAGCAGGATGGACTTTAACATTTGATATTATTGTACCTAATGATATGACTATTTGCTAATGCAACTAAAGAACACAGAGGCTTTAATAAAACGATTTAGGGACTATGTAATTCAGCAGTCAAGGTCTAATCTATCTAAGAGTAGAAAGAACAACACAAAGGAGTTATATAATAGTTTAAAAGGAGAAATTGTAACTGATAAAGATTATTCAATAGTTGGTTTTAAAATGGCTGACTATGGAATGTTTCAAGATCAAGGTGTTAAAGGAAAGAGTAGTTCAAGCAAAGCACCAAATAGTCCATTTAAATTTGGAAGTAATAGTGGACAAAAAGGTGGATTAACAAAAGGTATTGAAAAATGGGTAAAACAAAAAGGAATACAATTTAGAGATAAAGAAAGTGGTAAATTTATATCATATCAATCTACTGCATTTATTATTACTAGAAGTATTTATCAAACTGGATTAAGACCTAGTTTATTTTTTACAAAACCATTTGAAGCCGCTAAGAAGAAATATATTGATAGTGAATTAGGAAAAGCATTTGCATTAGATGTAGATTATATTGTTGATTACGAATTAAAGAAAATAAAATGATAATATATGCTCGATCTCCTTATACCATAGAGATCAATGAAACATCACAAGTTGGAAGTAAAATAGAATTATTTCTTTGGAATAGTCCTAATTCAATACCTTCAACTCCAACTTATACTCTTTCTAAAAAGGTAGCATCTAATGATCAAAGGTCTAATATCTATAATATATCACCTTATATAAGAGAATATATCAATAATATTGTTTCAAGTAATGGGACAGATAACCAATGGTGTAACATATCGATAAAAAGATACAAAGAAACATCATCAACAGTATATTCTTTGCTTGATACTACAACTTATGCTGGTGTTGATGGCTATATTAACTATATTGGTGGCAATAATCAGACAAATCCTTTAAATAATTACTGTCTTTTAGGTGATAATTCTAAAGAAATTCAATACAATTTGGGTAATATTCCCTATGTAAACGTATTAATTAACAATGCAACAGGAGATAAATTAGATGTTGAGTATAAAGATATTCGTAATAACAATGTAATTACTAATTCTGTTTTTGGAACAGGAGTAAGTGCAGGCAAATACATGTATAAAGTGCCATTAACAACATCAAGTGCAAATTATAATGATGGTACAATCACTACTTTAAAGTATTTTGTAGGTGGATCATTGACTTATTCTTCTATATTTAATGTAAATCCTATTTGTGAAAATAAATATACACCAGTAGTATGTTCATTTATTAATCGTTATGGTGGTTGGCAATTCCTTACATTTTTTAAAGCACAGATAAATCAATTTATGGTTTCAAGTACAATGTACAACTTGCTTCCAAGTTCTTACAATTATAATGCTTACAGAGGACAAACTAAAGCATTTAATTTCAATGCAAGACAAACCGTAACTTTAAATACTGGTTTTGTTCCTGAAAATTATTCAGATTTGATTCAAGATTTAATGTTAAGTGAAGTTGTCTTATTAGATAATAAACCTGTAACTTTAAAAACTACCCAAACAGATTTAAAAACTATTTTACAAGATAAAAATATAAATTATACCATAGATTTTGAATATGCTTATAATTTATTAAATAATGTACTATGATAAATGTTTCAGTTTATGTTTATGGTGATGATGGATTGGCTAAAAGACTTGAATTATTTCAGGATGAAAACATTTCAATCACCAGTAGTATTCAAAATATAAATGATATCTCTAAAGTCTTTACTGATTTTACACAATCATTTACTATTCCTGCAACAAAAAATAATAATGCAATATTTAAACATTGGTATGAAAATTCTTTAGATAGTGGATTTAATGCTACTAAAAGAAAAGATGCTTATATCGAATTAGATACATTAACATTTAGAAAAGGAAAGATACAATTAGAAAAAGCCAGTTATAAAAAAGGTGCTATTGATAATTATTCATTAACTTTCTTTGGATCATTAATATCTTTAAAAGATAAATTTTCAAATAGATTTTTAAGAGATTTTGATTATTCAATTTATAATTTTGTTTATTCTGGTTCAGTTGTTAAAGCAAGAGTTACAGGATCCGTAAGTAATGATATAAAATTTCCTTTAATATCCTCTAAAAATATTTGGCAATATAATACTAATGGAACAAGTGCAACAAATTGGGATATAAGTAAATCAATTACACCAATTTATTATAACGAATTATTTCCTGCAATGAGAGTAAGTAAAATATTACAATCTATTGCAACTCAATTAGGAATAACATTTACCGGTTCATTTTTATCAGATCCTAAATTTACATCTGCTTTTCTTTGGTTGAAGAATACAGATAAATTTGAATTGAAAAATGAAAGTGATAAAATAGATTTCCAATCTAAATCAAGTACAGTAGGAACAGAAAGTTTATTTGATTTAACTACTGATTCATTAAATTTTACACAACCAACTTTACCTAATTATGTAAGTAGTTCTTATATCGTATTAACTTTTACAGATCCAGATAATATATTTGGTAGACCATTTACTTTTTCAGTATTTAAGAATGGTGTTAAGATTAGTACACAATCAAATTACACTACACCTTCAGCATCACCATTAACATTAAATATTCCTTTAGTTGATTCAGGCAAATATTCTTTTAATATGTCATCAACTGAATCAATTATTTATACATCTGTTTATCATTTTGAAATTAATAATGGAAGTTCAGTAGTTGCAGATGTTTTAGCAAATCAAAGCACATCACAAAGTCCAGTTATAACTTTGAATGTTTCTGAATATATGCCAGAGATTAAAGCAGAAGATTTCTTTAGTGGAATATTAAAGATGTTTAATCTTACATGCTTTTCATCTGATGGTATCACATATAAAATTCAACAACTTGAAGATTGGTATTCAGAAGGACAAACATATGACATATCAAAATATTGTCAATCAGATAATATAGATTTAGAAAGAGTAAAACCATATAAAACAATTAATTTTAAACATGAAGATTGTGAAAATTTATTGGCAACTGCTTTTCTTTCTAGATCAGATATTCCTTATGGAGATTTAAAATATGATGTTGATAATGATGGAGAACAATATTCAATAGAATTACCTTTCGAAAATATGCCATTTACTAAATTTAGTAATACTAATTTACAAATTGGATATTCAATAAGGGCAGATTATACTGCATACATTCCAAAACCAGTAATACTTTATGATTATGGAACTATTCAAACATTATCTTCAGGTCAAGTATTTAAATTTTCTGAAGAAACTACTATATCAAGTAATACAACTTATAATTTATTTGGTCAAGATACTTTAGTATCATCTGTTGTTAATACTATAAATTGGGGAGCAGAACAATCAAGTTATACAGATAAAGTAGAAACTAATGGGTTATTTAATAATTATTATTCAGCATATATTTCAAATACATTTAATCAGAAGTCAAGATTAATGAAATTAAAAGCAATTTTACCTATTTTTCTATTATCAAAACTTAATTTAAATGATAAAATAGTAATTAGGGATAAGAGATATATTATTAATTCATATTCAACAGAATTAACTACAGGAGAAACAAGTCTTGAATTAATGTCTGATTTCAGAACAATTACTTTAGGAACTACAACAACTACAACTGCATCTACAACTACTACAAGTACTACAACAACTACTACTATACCTTATCCTACATTTAATTTAGGAAGTACTACACCTAATTGTGATACAAATCAAGCAGGTGTTTTAATACTTTCAAGTGTAGTTAATGGAGATAGATATAAAGTTTGTGAAGGTGATACATTTACATGTACAAATGATGGATGTAGTAGTCCATCTGGATATATTACAAGTGGATCAGCTTACTATAATACAGGTTATATAAATCAAACTGCATCTAAAAGTTATACAGTTCGAGTTTATAATGGTAATAATTGTTCAGCATATACTGATCATACAATGATTTTCTTTGCATCATATTGTACTACAACTACAACAACAACTGCAAGACCTACATTTCCATGTGAAAATTATCAAAATCAATCAGGTAGTCCAAGAACAGTTAGTTATACAAGATGTGATGGTGTTATATTTACTAATGTTAGTATTGGTAATGGTGCAACCATTTGTGCGCAATATGAAACATTAAGTGGTACAGGTGCATCTTATTTAACATTTATTGGAGAATGTACAACTACAACTACAACTACTCCAACTACTACAACTACCACAACAAGTACTACAACTACCACTACAACTACTGCTACTCCAAGATTTACTTATTATCGTTGGGATGTTAGTAGTTATGACTGTTCACAATCTAATCCAATTCCTTTCTGGTCTTATACATCTTATGCAAATGGATTTAAGATTATTAATGGAGATGGAATTACAAGGTATTTAACAAGTGCAAGTCATACTAATTTTACAAATCAGATTAATACGATTATTGATTCAAGTTGTGCAACAACTACAACTACTACTACTACTTGCTTACCTTATGGTACTTACATTCGTGAATATTGTGATACAGTAAATCATAATAAAATCGGAGTATTTGCAAATGGATCATGTGGAGAATATACATCTGTAATTGCATACAATGATCCTGCTTGTGGATATGTAGCACCAACAACAACTACAACAACAACTGCTACACCAGTTTATACTTTCTTACGATATGATGTAAATAATGGAGATTGCTCAACTTATAATCCAATTCCTTTCTGGGCATATACCAATTATTCTTCTGGATTCTATTACTTAAATGGTGAAGGTACTTTAAGGTATTTATCTAGAACAAGTCATAGTAATTTTACTAATCAAATAAATAGTATTGCAGGTGGAACATGTACTCCAACAACAACTACAACTACTACATGTCAACCTTATGGAACTTATTTATATGAGTATTGTGATACTGTAAATCATAATAAGATTGGAGTTTTTGCTGATGGTTCTTGTGGATCTTATACATCTGTGATTGCTTTTAATGATCCGGCATGTGGTTATGTAGCACCAACAACTACAACTACTACTACTGTACCAACTACCACAACAACTACTACTGCTGCGCCAACATGTTATACTTATGAGATAATTGCTTACAATGATGGTGAATATGTTTCAGGTACTTATACAAATTGTGCAGGTTATTCAGATAATTTCTCATTCTATGGAAATTCTGGACCAGTTGGAAGTATTTGTGCAAGACCTTCTAGTGTTTATATAACAAGTAGTAATGGTGGTACATCTCAAGCAGGTACATGCTAAAATAAATATGAGATATATCTGTTGTCAACCTGCGAATGATTATTATTTATGGCAAGTAGAAACTGTCATAAATAATTTCATATCGCATGGAATAAATGCTAATCAAATAGATATAGTATTAGGATTTAATAATGAAAATTTAACTAAATGGAGAATTTTACAAGAGCATTATTCAAATATTAGATTTTTCTTTTATAAAGACACAAGAGAAAATACAAGTTATATTCCTTCTATTTATTTTAATTTAATGAAGCAACATCTTGCATCTAATCCTGCATTAAAAGATGAAACTTTATTTTTGCATGATTCAGATATAGTTTTCACCGCTACACCAGATTATTCAAAGTTTGAAAAAGATAAAGTCTGGTATTTAAGTGATACAAATAGTTATATCAACTATGATTATATCATGCAAAAGGGTGAAGATTTATTAATCGATATGTGTAGAATAGTTGGTATTGATACTATGATTCCTAAATTAATGAATGATCATAGTGGAGGCGCACAATACATAGTAAAGAGAACAGATTTTAATTTTTGGGATAAGGTAGAAAAGGATTCAATCAGTTTATATCAGTATTTCATAAATAAAGAACCATATTATGTACCTAAGCATGAAAATGATTATCCAATACAAAAATGGACTGCTGGTATGTGGTCATTGCTTTATAATGCTTGGTTTTTTGGACATCAAACGAAGGTAGTTAAGGAATTAGATTTTGGATGGTCCACAAGTGATATATCAGATTCAGTTAAATATAAGATTCTTCACAATGCAGGTGTTGGTGATTCAGAAAGTGGCATGTTTTTTAAAGGAGAATATGTTAATAAATTGCCTTATAATACTTATTTAGATTTAGACAAAAACCGAAGTAGTTATTATTATTATAATGAAGTACAAAAAGCAGGTTTAAATTCACCATTATTATGAAAATATTAGTTGGATTATTTGGTATTCATTACAAAGAAAATTTAAATCATTGGATGGGATGGACACCAACTGTTGATTATACAAAATCAATTGAAAATAATAAAGAATTTATATTTAATCACTATGATTGTACATTTTTTGCATCAACTTATAATTCACCTAAATTAGAAAATCTAATTTCAGATTATAATATTCAAAGAATTGTAACAACTGATCTTATAAATATTCCTAATGATTTAAATGCAAATTGGAGATCTAGAAATAATACATTTAAGAATTTATTAAAATTGATTTTAGATTCTGAATATAAAGAATATGATTATATTTTATTAACAAGATTTGATTTAATATTTAAACAACATATTACAGATTTTAAATTTGATTCAAATAGTTTTAATATTTCTTCTAGATCTAGATGTGGAGATGTATCAAATTTATGTGATGATAATTTTTATGTTATTCCTAGTTCAATGTTATTAGAATTTTATAATCAAATAAAAGATTTAGATGTTAATATGTGGGCGCATGATTGGTTTAATTATTTAAATCCAATTAACTATTTAATAGATGATTCATTCTATTATCATTTAAATCCATTCTATTTTATAAATAGAAATTAAAGTAAGACAAAAACAAATAAAATACGTTTATGATAAAGAACATATTGGATTTATTAATGGTCACAGATCATTACGGAAAACATGAATCAATAGAGATTGCAAAAGGTATAAATGAAATTCCAAAGACTTGGAAAAAAGGA